CAACAAGGTACCTAACAACATGGTGCCCAACAACAAGGTACCTAACAACAATGTACCCAACAACAAGGTGCCCAACAACAAGGTACCCAACAACAAGGTGCCCAACAACAAGGTGCCCAACAACAATGTACCCAACAACAAGGTGCCCAACAATGGTATCAGTGGAAATACACCCCCTGCTAAGAAGGGTAAAAGCTTCTTCAATTATTTCAAGGGTGGTAAGAAGAACGCGGTTCCTCAATTAGTTCGCCAAAATGCGATGAAACAACCTGCTAAGAAGGGCAAAAGCTTCATGAACTATTTCAAGGGTGGTAAGAAGAATGTGGTTCCTCAATTAGTTCGCCAAAATGCGATGAAACAACCTGCTAAGAAGGGCAAAAGCTTCATGAACTATTTCAAGGGTGGTAAGAAGAACGCGGTTCCTCAATTAGTTCGTCAAAATGCGATGAAACAACCTGCTAAGAAGGGTAAAAGCTTCATGAACTATTTCAAGGGTGGTAAGAAGAATACCACCGTAGATACGATGGTTAATGACATGGTTAATAATGCCGTGATTAATGAAGTGAACAATGAGGCTCTCGTCGTCGCTAAGAATGAAGCTCTCGTCGTCGCTAAGAATGAGGCTGTAGAAAATATGACTGAAGATGTGGTGGTTAATGCTATTATTAATGAAGTGAATAAGGGGGTGAAGCTTAACCCTAAGAATCTAACTAATGAAATAGTTCAAGAGATGCGTAAAAACATCGATACTTCTATTAATAAAACCAATGTCACTCGTGCCAAAAAAGTTAATACTGTTGCAGAAAATATGACTGATGACGTAACCGTAAACGCAGTTTTCCGTGAAGTGAACAGAGAAGTGAAGCTTAATTCTGTCAGTAAGAAAAATAGGGTTAATGTAAACGTCAATTCCCTATCTGATGAAATCGCTGAAGAAATTGTAAATAAAATGATAACCACCAACAACGTGAACAAGGTGAACAAGGTGAACAAGGTGAACAAGGTGAACAAGGTGAAAAAAGAGATACGGCGAGGTGGGCGGGCGGCTGAAAATGTCAATAAACTTACGAATGAAATTTTGAATAAACTAAAGAATGATATATCATCTAATATTGTTAAAAAACCAATTTACAATAACTTGAGTAACAGCAACAACAATAATAATAAAACGACGAAAATCAATAATCCTGTATTTGAACCAAATATGAAGAATAACCCAATATTTAACAACAAAAACTCCGAATCCACTGAATTAAGTAATCACATAAACAATTTGGGATTACCAAATGCGAATAAGAAGAAATTAATGAACTTATTCAATACCACTAACCAAACACTGGGAAACGCTAAACGAAATGCAACCACGTTGAGTAACACTAGAAAGTTGCAAAACAGTCTTTCAAACGCTAATAATAACAATAACGGTGAAATTTCCGCCACATCTCTTACTCTTAACTCCGAGAGAAATAGACTCAAAAACAAGATTACAAGGGAACTAAACTTGCGACCAGATAATGAGGGTGTTTTCATAGAAAGAAGGGGACCCCTAAAGGGTAAAATCGGTATTTGGGCACGTGAGTTGAGAGCAGCAGAGACCCTAGGAGATTTGAAAAATATTGAGAATAAGTTGAATGAAAAGACTTCACTTCGTAAAGATATCGAAAACAAGTACACCAAGATGGGGTTGACCAAAGTTGAGAAGATGAATCACCGAAGAAAAGTTGTAAAGTTTGTGAATAATGTTGATGAGAGACGCAAACTTGTAGAAATTCAAGTGAAGAATAAGAACAATAATACAAACTCTGTAGTATCTAACTACAACTCAAACGCGAATGCGAATTCAAATGAAGCCAAGAAGATGAAGTATGGTTCCCGTGAGAATTTCATAAATGCTAAAAAGGTTGAACTCCGGGAATTGGCAAAGAATACGAGTACAAACTTTGGTAGAAATATCAACCGAATGGAATCTCGAACAAACGTAACGAAACTTCGTGGGCGGATCGAAGGAGCGATTCGTAGAAATGAATCTATGAAGAAAGTGAATACTCGCCCACGTTCGGAACGCCGCGTCGATAACAGGGCTGTACTAAAGAATCTGAAGAAGAAAGTGAAGAAAAACAACCCTAGATTTAGCCCAGCGAAAGTAAACGCGGAAGCTAGGCGATTACGAGACCTAAGTAAAAGGTAATTATTTAAAAAAATAAGTAAAAAAATGAATCACCCCGACGACGACTGTACCGTGATTACCGACATGCCTCTCAGCGACGAGGTTGCCGATTTCATCGAAAAGGGTCTACATAGGGATATGACAGATAAGGATATAGAGGAGTGGTGTGGCAACAATCTCGATGATGTTACAATGATATATGAGAAGTACGGGCATTCCTACATGTCATACAGGGATGCGGAAATGACGTTATTTTTTGCGAAAACATTATATGAGAATAAGATTTCAGACGCGTGGGAAAAGGTGTCTCAGTTTGTGGCGTGTCAATCCTAAAAGTATTGCTGGCCGAAATGATGCGATAACCAGTCAGTAATTTGTAATTTAAAGAAATAAAGTCCCTTTATATTAACGAACATGTGTGATGTATGTTGTGAAAAGTTCAATAAAACAAATCGTAAAATAGTTGAATGTTCTTTTTGCGATTTGACATGTTGTAGTTCATGTTGTCAAAAATATATATTGTCCTCCTTCCAAGATCCACATTGCATGAAGTGTAAGAATAATTGGAATCGAGAATTCATTGACTCATTTTGTAGTAAAGTGTTTAGACTCAAACAGTACAGAGAACATCGGGAAAATGTGTTATTCGACCGTGAGCGAGGGTTGATGCCGGGAACGCAACCCGAAGTTGAGAGAATAATAAATATACGACATTTGAGAGTTATTATTCGCGATCAGAGGGAACGAATTATAGAACTGCATCACATACATCAAACCGATTTTAATAGTCTGATACTACACCCGAGTATACTTAAACTGTTCAGAGATATGGAGCGTACATATAATCACATAAATTATCTTCGTAATGAAAATGTGCATACAAACATAGAGTCACGGACATTTATACGACAATGTCCCAGTGAAGAATGTAAAGGATTTTTGAATCAAGAGTGGTTTTGTGGTTTGTGTAATAAACGCTATTGTAAGGAGTGTAATGAAATATTGGATGTAGACCACGTATGTGACCCAGAAACTGTAAAGACGATGGAACTTCTAAATAAGGATAGTAAATCCTGTCCAAAGTGTGGAACTGTTATACACAAAACGAGTGGGTGTACACAAATGTGGTGTATAAGTTGTCATACAGCATTCAATTGGCGAACTGGTGAGATAGAAACTGGTCGCATTCACAATCCACATTTTATGGAATTTAAGAAGAAAATGATGTCGTCAAGGGAACACGGGGATATTCCTTGTGGTGGTGTACCATCTTTTAGAGAACTCCGTGAACAAAAAGCACCCGATGAAATACTGAAATATGCGATGTTAATCAATCAATTGGAACACGAACTTATATTTTTGAATACAGATGATATAGATAATGTAAACTATCGTGTTAGTTATATGCTCAATGACATTACGGAGGAGATGTTTAGAATATTTTTACAACGTCAAGAAAAGTTTTTAGATAAGTCTAGGGAAGTTTCCCTCGTCTATGAACTCATCGCCAATGCGTGTGGTGATCTCCTCCGACAATATACACTTGTACCTAGTAAACAAGATCAAGTTATATTTGAAATAAAAGAAATTATAAACTATTCAAATACTATACTTAAATCTATTAGGGGGCGTTATAATTGCACAAATCCGAAAGATATTAATATTTAGTAGTACTATGAAGATACTCTTACTCGTATCTCTAATTATACTGTTTTTGTACATACTACCACGGTATAAGAAACCTAGGGTTATAAAAGGGTTTATAACCGATGAAGAACGATCATATATAATTAGAAGTGCAGAGGGTAAACTCGAGGAATCTAGGGTTACACAAGGTAAGATTGTAGATGTAACTGTTAGAAAAAGTAAAACAGCATGGCTTTCTAAAGACGACCCGATAGTGAATGGTGTAATTCAACGATGTATTAAATACACAGATAGACCTATATCAAATTGTGAAAAGCTTCAAGTTCTTAAATACGATAACGATGGTCATTATAAACCACACCAAGACTGCTTTGTAGATGATACAAATAAACGACTTTATACATTCATTTTAGCCCTAAATGATGACTATGAAGGTGGGGAGACATATTTTCCTATTCTCGGGGAGAAATATAAGTTACACGCGGGTGATGCTCTCTTTTTTAACACACTAGATACTTATGAAAATATAACGTCCAAGGCTTTACATGGTGGGTTACCTGTAAAGTCTGGTGAAAAATGGATATGTAATTTATGGATTCGAAAGGACTCCTATTTAGGGTAAAAATTCACCGCATAGACCATCGGAACTACAAACTTTATCATCTGGATCGAGTTTACATCCAATCCTACACACACTACTTGTAAAATTCTTGCATTCGGTTTTACATTCCTCGTGAACATCACCCAATTTGGGGTTACCGAGAACATCGGCTGAACATTTTGTAGTACATTTGCTGAAAGATGTGGTATCGTCTCCCACTGATACATCATCCAGAAATCCCTTGATCATGTGAAGGTCTACATACTTAACTTTACCCTCCACACCATTCAAACTCCCGATAAACCCCTTTACATCGGGGTACGCGGCTTTGGGTACTCCCGCTTTGACTCCCTCTTCCTCTTCCTCTTCCTCTTCCTCTTCCTCTTCCTCTTCCTCTTCCTCAGATTCCACATCACCATCAAGGTTTTCTGTCTGTGTTTTGAGGGCAAGGATTGTCACAAGTGCCGCAATTATTACCAAAATAAACCTCCAATCGATCTTCATTCTATATTTATATACGTGATTATTTTTTTAGGCTTCAATCTCACCACGATCGATAAGTTTTTTGCGATTCACCAAGTGAAGTCCTTCAACCTCCGACTTATTTTGGGCTGCGTATGGAACTGCGTACGCCTCATCAACCAACCATTTATTAACATTTGTCCAGTTGCCATCCTCACACACCCAAATTTCGGCGAGTACACGACCAAATTTACCCCTAGAATCCGCTTCTGGGCATCTGAGTTCGATTTCGATATCATCCTTCTCAGATGCAACAGCCTTGAGACACCACT